CCTTCTTTCAGTTCTGCTGAAAATTCAGGAATTAAATGCTTATTGATGCTTTCAATCTGTGCAATTTTCGTTCCGGTCGTGTTCATGATCGAAGCGATCACGTCCCGCAGGCGTCCGCTGTCCAATTTGTACCCCTGAAGTGTCAATCCATTATCCTTCATGTACTGAAGCGATTCCTTCAGGCGTTTTTCTTCTTCCAGCATGTCAGCGATCGTTTTATCACGATACGCATTCGCAATGATCAGCTGCACCATTTCTTCGTTCTCTTCAGCTGCGCTTTTGATCTGACATGTCACCGTTTCAAAATCTTCATATCCCTTTTCCAGTAACAAATTCAATGCACGCCATCTTCTTTCCCCGGCGATGATCTTATATTCTCCGCGTTCACACGGCGCATATGCCACTGTCATATTCTCCATCAGACCAACCGCCAAGATCTCCTGTGCCAGCTGTTCAATTCCCGGCATCGAATAAAAATTCCTGTCATTGCTGTAAATCTTCCGGATGCTAATGTCCCGTGTCCGGAATCTTGCTTTCGGTTTCTCTTCTGCTGCTGCCTTGCTGTTTTTATTTAAAGCATCCATTACGCTCCATCCTGCTGCCATGTTTATTCCTCCTCTGCTTTCATCGTGATCGTTATCTGTTCCAGCACCTTCCGGCTTGCATTCTTCACATCCGCATGTGAATCACTTCTGTCTTTTTCTATGTACTTCTGAATTAAACGCTTTGTCTTCTCCGGATCCAGAATGATCCTAAACTTCGCAATCGCTTCATCGAACCTTTTCTGTATCTGTTTATCCGTCATATTGCTATCATCAATTTCACGAAAAATCGGTTCTGCTTCTGTTTCGTCGATCTGATCAATAATGTCCGTGATCTCCTCTTGCAGATCCCGCATTCTCTTTTTCAGTTCGTCCGCCTGCTTTGCTCTGTCCTGAAGCTGATTGAATGTCTTCAGACTGATTGTTACCTGTCCATCAATTTCCATTTTTTCTGTTCCTCTTTTATATCTTTCAATATTTTCTTCATGCAACTTCTTATGGCTTTTTCCGTCATACCGTCAGAAACAAGCATATAGTCACGATCTATCACTGGTTTCAAGATCCGAATTTCTCCATAAAATCTGTCAGGCATTCCTTTTTCAGAAACAACTTTCTGTCCATTCACCCGTATTTCGTATCCAGTTCCTTTTATTTCTTCTTTTGCTATCTGGTTCAAACTTATTGCTTTCATGTCTATTCCTCCATATCTTTCAGCAGTTCCGTCACAACGTTTCGATAGTCCTGCGTAACAATACAATTTTTAGAAAACTTCGGAAGCGGTACGCGCTGCATGGTTGCCTTTTCCGCAATGATGGATCTTCTAACAGCCGTCACGAAGCAATCCTGTCCAGATGATTCTTTCAGCCATGCTTCCACCTGAAGGCTTGTCTGGTTCTTCTGTCGCATAGTCATTAAAATCTTCATGCGGATCCGGTCGTTCAGGCTTCGCAGATCTTCCAGCTGTTCATCCATATTCGCAATCGCTTCAATTTCAAATCCGCCGATTTTAACCGGAAGGATCACAAGATCCGTCGCCACCAAAACATTCGTCACGGTCATATCTAGCAGCAACCCGCAATCAACCACGCAATAATCATATACATCCTGCACTTCCAGCATTGCAGCCGCAAAACGAAGGATCTGATCTTCTTTTTCGTTCAGCAGCAGATTCATGTTCGTCCGCATTAAGTATCCATTTGCTGTGATGATGTCAATATTGTGATATGGTGTTGTCTGGATCAAATCTGTTGTCTTGTAAGATCCTCCGACGCTTCTGTGTCTTTCTAATAATTCAGACATCCCGATCCCTTCCGGTTTGTATCTGTCATACAGCATTGATACATTGCCCTGCTGATCCGCATCTACCAGCAGCACCTTCTTCCCCTGTTCTTCTCCCAGCAGGTAAGCGATCGAAGCCGCCGTCATTGTTTTGCCAATCCCGCCCTTCTGGTTCATAATTGCGATTGTTTTCATGATGTGTACCTCCTATTTCACAATTTTGAATTTTTTCCTGTTTCTTTTTGCCTGTTCCTCCGTGATGATATATTCATCGCATTCCTGTTTCCATTTATCCGGATTCTTCGTATCTCCGTCATACCATCTGCACCACTCGCAGGCATCGCAAAATATCTTTGCTTCCCCTGCCGTTTTATCTTCGCTGTATAAATTGTTCGCGCAGTGATTGCAGATGCAGCCGCCGCAAGGAAAAGCATAATCACTTCGCTTCATAGTATTCGTTATACTGGCAACGCTTGCACTTCCGATCCAGCGTTCCGTCATCCGGATTTCTGCACCCGGTACATTCTCCGCGACTGCTGATCACTGCTTCCTTGAATCCGAATTTTTTCTGTCTTTGTGCCAGTTCGCAGTTCTTCAGTGCTTTCCTTGCCTGTTTGGATCTTTCTTCTACTCTTTGAAAATAATACATTTCACTTTCCCGTTCTTTCTGATCATCATGTTCTGTTCCGACATTGTATCTTCTCTGTTTCCAGTATCAATTTTCTTCAGGTTGATATATTCTTCCAGCACCCGGATCGCTTCTTCTGCTCCATAACACACTGTGCAGTAATGTCCTGCTGCCGCCAGTGCCTTCAGCATCTTTTTCTGGCTGTCTTCCAGTCTTCCGGTATCGTATTTCATTTCAATATACAAACCACTGTACACTCCCATCGGAACCGGAAGGCATAGATCCGGAATTCCAGCTTTCACGCCCATCTGCTTCAACTTCACCGCTTCCGCTTTGTTGCGGCTCCCCCCATTCGGACAATGATGCAGCAGTTCCAGTTCCGGATGCACGTTCTGGTTCCATCGCGCCCAATCCATGACGCTCATTTGCTCTGTATCCTCGCTTCTTCTTGCATATCTTCGATTCACTCTTCTTCCTCCTTGCATATGTTCCAATATTTGCAGAACAGGCAGCAGTGATGACATTGCCGGATCCTGATCATACGGATCATGTGCCTGATCTTCTTCGTGATGTTCCTGATCATCCGCGTCCCTCCTCTGCTTTCTTTTTCTCTTCCTTCAGCTGCTGCGCTCGATCCATAATCTTCGTGTTGTATGTATACTTCACAACGCCCTGATCCCACAGATTCGCTTTTGCGCCCTGCTTCCCGTAGTTGTAAACTGCCAGTGTATAGTACGGAAGATCTTCATCTGGTACTGTTCCACGAAGATCGTTCTGGATTTCTGACAGATAATTCACGCCAACCAGCACATTCTGATATGGATTCTTCAAGTCATACGCTCCCAGTTCTTCCATCCTTTGCATATGCCATTTTTCCGACACCTGCATCAAACCGATTGACGTTCCATTGTCGCCTTCAGCGTCCCATCTGCATCGGGATTCCTGTTCGATCAGTGCAAAAACCATTTCATAATCGACGCCATTCTGTTCGCATACAATGTATGTGTATACCTGAATGATCGTCGGTAACTCTCCGCCTGCCGCCTTGCATTCTTCAGATATTTCATGATAGTAAAATCCTGTCACTTGATCGCTCCCCCAGTCCTGCGACATTGTATTCCACGGAAAATCATATGTACCGTACAGACTTTTGCATCCATATACATCCGTCATGTCTGTCTGCTCCACTGGATCCTGCCGATCATACAATTCTTCGATCTGTTCCTGCTGCTGCCGGATCTCCTTATCCCACGCCTGCACCTGCTTTTCAAATTCGTGCATTTGTATTGTCAACACCAGCAGAAAAATGATCAGCGGCATCGCAAGCATTGCCGGATGCCTTGCAATGAAATCCCATACAGCACATACGATCTTCAAAGTCTTCCTGATCAGTCTTTTGATCTTTCTTCGTGCCGTTCTCCTACTTCTTGCCCTTGTCATGTGCCGTTCCTTTCCTCAACCGCATCCGCCCGTATATGTAGAACCTGCCGTTGAACGTGTTATATTTCACTTCTGCTTCAGCAAAATCATATTTATCGCCATACCATTTCATCAAATGATCGCAGACGTTCAGATCTCCTTTTACGATCCTGTCCACATCCTTCTGTTTTGTTTTGTAATGATTGACTTTTTCTTTCGGTTTCCGCAGTCCCTTTGATGCACACCATGTCTTTTGATACTTGCCTTTCTTGCTTTTCTCTTTCGTGATGTACCTTGCCATTCCGACCAGACCGTTTTCATCCCTCTGAAGCCTTCTGATTTCATTTCTTTTTCCAAGATTCCAGACCGCTTCAACCGTGTCCATATCCACATCGCCATCCATAACGATGTGATGATGCCAGCGTCCTTTTTCACTGCATTCTGTGACATACACATATCTTGCATTACTCAATCCCTGCTTCTTCCGCTGATAATTCAGTCGCCTGATATAGTTCTGCATGTTCTTCGTTGCCACTTCCATCGAAGCAGGCATATTGTCATCCGTGTATGTGAATGTCGCCCATATATCTCTATCTGTGAAGTTCTCACCGATCACCCTTTCACACATCTTTTTACTGTTTTTATCATTCAGATTCTTCTGTGCTTGCCTTTGCCTTTTCCTTTTCCCTTCATCCGGGATCTGATCTTTCTGTCCCTTCGTAAACTCTGGATAGATTTCCACTTCCAGCTGATCACCTGATCGGATTTCCTTCGTTGCATAGATGCTTTTCACCTTGCCTTCCTTCAGGATCCTTTCTTCGTTTGCTTCCTCCATCTTATCCAGACTATTCATGTATGCTGCTTCATAGTCGTAAGGGACATATACAGCCTTCCTTCTTTTCTTTCTCATTCCCTTTACTTCCTTTAGTTGAATTGTTAGTATCCATTACAAGGTCGTTTTAGGAAGTCCAGAAAAGCGCGGATTCATTGACTTTTCAGGCTGTCCGGTGTACAATATCTTTGATGTGTACTATGGTTTTCGGGCATCGTCCTGAAGCCACTGTGAAGCCTTCTGGTGCCGCCAAGCATACCAGAGGGCTTTTATATTACCCTGCTTTTCTAACGTCCTGCATCGCCTTCCTGACGCTCACTGTCATGTCATTACTCCTTGATAAATTGTTCTGCTTTGAATCTGTCACCCATGTCCATAAAGTATCCGTACAAAAATTCTTTTTGTCTTTTGGTCAAACTTTTCATATTTGTCACGATATACCCTCCGCATCCTGTGGGATTATGAATCAAGCAGTATCCTTTTACTTCCGATAAAAAATCGCGCATCAAATGTCCGATTTCGTTATCTCCATTTTCTTTTACCCATTTCCAGTATTCATCGACAAAGCCTTTTCTTTCGCATATCATTTCCGCTGACTCTTCATGCGTTCCGAATGGTGATTCTGTAAAGGTTCCTTCAGGCGATAGCCACCCGAATTCCTTATGTTGTACTTTGCTTTCCCTCTGCTTGCTTTGATCTCAGTCGATCTTTTCTTTGTCACTGTCGTTCCTCCTCTCTGTTCTCTTTCATCAGCCAGATAGTTTCATCATCGTTGCAAATTCCGAAGTATTCATCTGTCCGTGTAAAGTTGAATTCAATTCCGTAAAACTGTCTGATTGCTAACTTGAAAACTTCCCATCTGTCCTGACAGCTTTTACAGGTACAATCCCAGTATCCGAAGCCCAGTCCCTGATTCGGATCGCCAATTCCCGGCGTCGCTTTTCTTCTTTCTTCCAGTGCCTGATCCCACGCCTTGATCGTTTCTTCCAGTTCTCCGCCCATTTCTGTCATCATAAATTTTTTAATATTCAGCTTCATATTCTTCCGCCTTTCATATGTACTTCCCCGATCCTTTTCGGGGAATAAATTATATTGCCTTCTGTGCCATGTCTGCGCTGTACTGCTTCCGGTTTCCGTTTTCTGCGCCACCTCTTTTCAGTTCGTGGTAGATGGTGGCTCTGTGAACGTCCATTGCTTCCGCGATCTCTTCTGCACGCTTTCCCTGCTTGCACATCGCTTCAATGGCTTTCCGGTCTTCATAATTCAATCTTTTATATTTCCTTGCCACGTTCTCATTCTCCTTTCCTTTGTAAATAAAAAATGCGGTAAGAGTTTTTACGCTCTACCGCATCCTGCTTTTTGTGTAAAAAAAATAAATGCGGCAGAGGTTTAATACCTCTTGTCGCATTTAATTTTAAAACTTATATTTGAAAATGTCAATATTAAATGCGACACTTTTTTAACTTTTTTTCAACTGATTTTCCGGATCTCTTCTTCAAATAGTTCGCCCGCCGAATGATAGTCGTGGATCTTCCGCGGATAATTATTCACCCAGCTTTCAATCGCAGATATTTCTTCATCCGTTTTTTCATCGAAGTTTGTTCCTTTCGGAATATGTCTTCTTATCATTTTATTTGTCACTTCGTTGCTTCCTCTTTCGTAGCTGCTGTATGGATGACAATAATATGTCTTTGTCCTGCTGCCTGCTCCCAGTGCTGAACGTTCAATTCCTTTACAGTCTGCAAATTCGCTTCCGTTATCCATTGTGATCGTTTTGAATACTTGTTTGAACATATCGCCCCACTTTCTTTCGATCGCGTCCAGCGCGTTGACAACTGCTGCCGCCGTATGTTCTGGCAACTTCATCACAATTTCATCGCGTGTTTTTCTTTCAGTCAATACCAGAAGACTGTTCTTCGATTTCCCGCGCTTTCCTTTTACTGTGTCCATTTCCCAGTGTCCAAACTCTTCGCGTGTTTCAATTTCTTCCGGTCTTTTTTCTATGCTTTCACCTGCTGATGCTCTCGCTTGTGTTTTCTTAACTTTTTTATATGTACGTTTCTTATTCTTTTTAACCGGAAGATTTTTATTTGTCAGGTGCAGAAAGATCCCTTTGTCAATATAGCTGTACAGTGTTGTTGTACAGATCATCACACTGAATTCACTTTCTTTTTGTTGCGCCTTAATTTCCCCCAGCACCGCCGCCGGACTGTAATCTTCTTTCATGATCTTTTCTTCAATATAATTCGCCAGTCTGATGTCATTCCCGATCTTCAGACTGCCCCCTTTGCTTTTCAGATTTTCTTCATATTTATCATGTGCAATATCAGGGCTGTATCTTTCTTCCGTTGTCAGATCTGAATTAAGCGCAGTAAAACGTCCTCTTTTTAACTCTCTGTATATCGTGCTTCTATGCACATGTAGCATGTCCGCGATCTCTTTGATTTTTACTCCCGCTTTTATCAATGCTTCAATTCTGATCCGGTCTGCTTTTGTCAAATGTTTGAACGTTCTTTCCATCTCCGCTTTCTCCTTCTATAAAAGAAGCCGCAGGCGATGATCATGATCGTCTGCGGTTCCTTGTAACTTATACAGCCTTATTTATCCCTTAATATTTTTTCGACAATTAGTTTTTCAATATAGTCAGGGCAACTTCTTTCCCCATTTTCCCAGTTTGTCAGCGTTCTATATGGAATTTCTAGCCACTCTGACAATTCTCTTCTGCTCATATTTTTCTGTTTGCGTGCTTCTTCTATTTTCATTCTATTCGCTTCCTTATATTCTGCATTCTTTTTCAATCATTTCATTGATAATGCTTTCGTCATACCCTCTTCCGTAATATTTGAAGATAACGCTTCCATCGTCAAATACTATCCAGTCACAATTAGTATCATTTAAAATTCCATCAAGTGCAACATCAGTCGGCAGTTCATGCCCGAACATTGAAAAATAACCAGCAGCTTCATCTATTGATGCAAAACTAAAAACTTCCCCGCCTTCTTCTTTGCATATCATGATATAATCATGCTTTGTGTATCCTTTTACAGCTTTCATTTTCTTTGCACCCCTTGTCTTTTATTTTTTTCCTGCTATAATCTAATTAAGCACTTGGGGCGGTTAGCAGGAATGTTTAGGTATCCGCCCCCTGTGTGATCCCTTATTCTATTTTATTTTCTTATTTCTTCAAGTATCTTGTCAATATGTTCCACGGTATGTATTTCTCCGTTTGTCCTTGCTACTTCTCTAATTGATACCAACATCGCTATTAAATCGGCTTTGCTCATTTCTTCGTTCTCCATTGTTTTCTCCTTTCCTGCTGTTCCCTTGTTACAATTATATTATATACCCATTGAGCCTATTTGTCAATCTTTTTTTACTCATTGAGCTACTTTTTTTACAAAGAAAAAACACTATGATTCCATAGTGTCATCTTCTTCAAGCAGATCATCAACTGTCACATTCAAAACCTTTGCAAATAGCTTCAGTTCGTAATCGGTCACAAACCTTGTCCCTATTTCAATTCTGCTTATACTGTCGCGTTCCAGTGTTATCCCTTGCAGCTGAATTTTCGCAGCCAGTTCCATCTGCGTCATTCGCTTTTTCAATCGTTCAATCCGAATCCTGTCACCGCATAGATTCTTTTTGCCTTTATAGGTGTATATCTTCATCCTTCATTCTCAATCCCTTGTGTTAATGTTCAGCATCATTCTTGACATTAGCACTTTTTTCACCTATATTTGTGTTAATGATCAGAATTGCAGAAAACTGATCAAATATTATTATATAACGAAGGGGGCTTTTCCTATGTTTGGTAAAAAAGCAGATGACAAAATCGCCAAGAAACAGGCGGAGCAGGAAGTAAAAGACAAGGCGGCTATGGAAAAATTCGGTGTTGATTTCGACAGTTACACTTCGGAAGACATCAAAGAAAAGAATGTCGCATCTCTTAAAGAAATCGCATCCAGTCTTGCAGGTTCAAAAATGTATTCTTTCGGAAGTCTTTTAAGTGGAAATTCAAATGAAACTTTCGCACTGGAAATGTCACGCGCACAGGTTGAACAGAATTTCATTCTTATGCGTCAGAACGAAGAAATCATCCGCCTGTTGAAGCAGATTGCAGAAAAATAATTCTCTTCTTTTTTTGTGCATATTGTCATCGCACAGATCCCGATCATTGTCATGTATTTGATCTGTTTTCGTGATATTGCACAAAAGGCAGCGACCATTCTTTGATCGCTGCCTTTTTCATTATTCCATTTTCTTACCTTTTAGGTACTCGCAAAACAGCTTGTCTTCCTCTTCGTCCGCTTTCTTTGCTGCCGCTGTTATTGATAACATGAAAATAGTTGTCACAGATCCAAACGCCGCAGACACGATTGCTGTGACGATGTATGATACCGGAACCATCGTTATTCCTCCGGAATAAATTCTGTGTGTTCTGGATCTCCTGAAATCCAGCATCCGTCTGTCGTCTTATAAAGTACCCTGTCACCGATCTTTGCTTTCTTCTCGACTTTCTTTTCATCAAACATCGTCACGCCACAAATCGCATCGTCTTCAAACGAAGGTCTTCTGCGAAGGCGAAGTCTTCCTTCAAACACTCTGCGGATCGTTCCATGTACTTCTTCTTCGCTTCTGGCTGCTGCCGCCGCTGCTTCAACGTCTTCTGCTGTGATTTCGTCCATTATTTCTTTCACTTCTTCAGCCGAAACTTCACCAACTTTTTCTCCGGTTTCATCATATGCATTCACAGATCCATCCGGTTTTTCTTCCAGTGCTGCATCATCGGGAACGTCATCTGTCACCTCAACTTTCAGCGGATACAGTTTTACACCTTCTTCATCCCATACTGACAAGCCATCCTTTTCTGCTGCCTTTTTTGCGTTCTGGATTGTTTTGTATCCCTTATTCGCTTTTTCATCGAAAGTGTTTCCAACATAAAACATCTGTTTCCCTCCTTCCTATTTTGCTTTCAGGTAACTGATTGAACTGAATCCGATATACTCCACTCCATCAAGCGTCACAGTAATGTATAACCATTTCGTTCCATTCGATGTATTATAATAGCCGTAATTATGCACTGTGGTTCCTTTCGGAATACAGCACAAAGCCTTTTTGTTCTTTCCAGCGTCGTTTCTGCAATACAGATCAGCTGTTGTGACGTAGGATCCCGCCAGCTTCTTGTCGTACTCTCTCGCATAGCATGTTGACTTGACGGTTTTGCTGATGGTCTGATCTGCTGGCTGTGGCTTCGTAGTTGTTGCCGCTGATCCATTCAGAATTCTGTTTACTTCTTTCTGAATAGCATCCGGATCATAACCACTTGCCGAAAGTGCTTTTCTTCTTGCTTCTCCGTTCCCCCACTGTCCCGCAATTACTTCATGCGCTACGGTTGACACGCTCTTTCCCGGTGTATTTACTGGCTTGCTTTCCGCCTGATCGCTGTCATATTTTGGTGTGATAAATCCTCGAATATATCTTCCATTCAGTGATACGGTTCTTTTCTTAACGCTGTCGCTGTAATTGCCTTCGGTAACGACAAAATATCCTGCTGCCTGATTAACATATGTAACCGTTCCAACATGATCCGGTGTTCCGGTATTATCGCCCACGCCGTTATCCTGCCAATCATACAGCACCGCTTCGCCCAGCTTCGGAACATGTGCGTCATTTTCTTCCCATACGCCCATCTGCTTCGCTCTTTCAATCAGATAATAGCAGCTGATTTCAATCGGCATAATTGCCGTATATTTCAACGCGACGGCAAGTGCTGACCAAGTGCAAGCGCACCACGCCCATCCATACGCCATTTTTGTCCCGCGCGGGAATGCACCTGTGAAACTATTGTAAATATCAATAATTGATTTATATGATCCATCCGCTTCATTTTTTCCGATCCAGCTTTCTACCAGATCCACAACCGCCTGTCTTGAATACATTTTTGCACCTTCTTCCCCTGATTTATCCACATTGTCCACAACGTACTGTTTAATCCACCGCACGCAACACTGATGTCTGCTTTCAAACTTTTTATCCCCCACCTGATTATCATTGCTTGTATCCTTCTGATCTAAGATCAGCGATGCATACACTGTATCAGGTGTGTATGGCTTTTTCGCTCTCGCAAAAATTCGTTTTACTGGTTTTGAACCACCAAGATGTTCTACTTCGCACCACATCATCTGTGCCTGTATATTATCAACGCCGTATGCTTCAGCTTCAGCGATATATTTTTCCATCAGTTCCTTGAATAAATCATCCTGACACTTCTTTCCTGCATCCGTTGTGATAATCGCAATCAATGCAGCTTTTTCTTTTGCTGTCGGATTCCATCTTGTAGCTTCCCAGTCTACTGACAGTTTCTTTTCGATTCCTGCTGTGTCAGCAGTCCTGAAGGCTTTCGGATCTGCCTTCAGGATCATCTGACACAATCTTCTGCCTTCATTCCCATAATTTTGCGCCCAGCCTAATGTACACGTTTTTTCATTGTCTGCATTTGCTGCTTTTCCGGCATACGCACCATATTTTCTTTTTCCGTATGTCTGCCCGCCAGATTCCACGCCGCCGATAATGTTGGTCAAAATTGTCAGATATTCTTTTTTCATTACTGTTCACCATCCTTTGACACAGATGCTTTTCGTGTCAAAACTTCGATTGCATTTTGGATCACTGTCGGAAGTGGAATTCCCATCAGTCCTGCGTTTTCCGTGATGCTGATCAATTCATTTGCCATGAATCCAATGATCACTGCATTGCGAATATAATTTACACCCAGTGCAAGATCCAGACGGTATGCGATCAACACAAACAGCAATGTCACACCTTTTCTGCACAGCCCCTTCCATCCGGCTCTGCTTTCCAACGCTCCGTTTTCTGTTTTTCTGCTGTTGTGAAAAATTCCCGCAACAATCAGCCCCGATAAATAATCAATCACCATAAAGATCACCAACGTCACAAGTGCCTGATCCCATCCACCGAAAGCAGCTACAATCGCGCTTCCCACTACTCCAACAGCAGTGCAGATTCCTTCTTTCATGTCATATCCTCCTTAGTTTCATTTCGATCCTGTCAAGATCATCTTCTGCCTGTTTTCTTTCTTCCGAAAGATCGGCAGGGAAGACCGCGCCCGCGATCCTCTCCTGCTCGATCAGGACAGCCTGTTTTCTGACGATGTCTGCCAGCTTTTCCGTTACGTCGCACATCATGTCGACGACTTCCAGCAGGCTTCCGGTTCCGCCTTCATACGGTTCCTTCACTTCGCCCATGTCTGCCCCTCCTTACTGTTCTTCGCTCTCTTTGATCAGATCTTCGCATCCACTTTCGATCAGGATCTGTTCGACCTTGTCTTTCAGAAGGCGCGGCACTCTTTTGTACAGTGCAATCGCTTCTTCTTTTGTTTCCGCATACATGATCTTCTGCGCCCATAACATAGCCATCATCGTTTTGCCCTCCTTTCCGAATAAAATTTTGTATATT